ACTCTATCACCAGTTCTTTTGCAGGTAGTGTAGTTTCTGCATCTTTTGCTAGTAGTTCAATATCCAGTTCATATTCTATCACCAGTTCATATAGTTTGAGTGGTTCTTTTGCTAGTAGTTCAATATCCAGTTCATACTCTATCACCAGTTCTTTTGCAGGTAGTGTAGTTTCTGCATCTTTTGCTAGTAGTTCAATATCCAGTTCATATTCTATCACCAGTTCATATAGTTTGAGTGGTTCTTTTGCTAGTAGTTCAATATCTGCTTCTTACTCGATCACAAGTTCATACAGTTTGAGTAGTTCTTTTGCTAGTAGTTCAATATCTGCTTCTTACTCGATCACAAGTTCTTTTGCCCAACAAGTACCTAATTTTTCGGGATCAGTTTCTGGTTCGTTTAGTGGTTCCGTAAACGGAACAGTTACAGGATCATTCATAGGATCATTTTCAGGATCGCTTATAGTAGGTCAATATACCGGTTCATTAACAGGTTCACTGATAGGAGTTGGTTCTGGATCATTTAGTGGTTCTCATTTTGGCTACCATGAAGGAAATGCTTCATTAACAGGATCATATACTGGATCATTCTTCGGAGTTGGTTCTGGATCATTTAGTGGTTCTCATTTTGGCTACCATGAAGGAAATGCTTCATTAACAGGATCATATACTGGATCATTCTTCGGAATTGGTTCTGGATCATTTAGTGGTTCTCATTTTGGCTACCATGAAGGAAATGCTTCATTAACAGGATCATATACTGGATCATTCTTCGGAATTGGTTCTGGATCATTTAGTGGTTCTCATTTTGGTTCTCACTTTGGTAGTGCATCATTGACCGGATCATACAAAGGAACGTTGGATGGTGTTCTTAAAGACGGTATTGTTCAAAACATCACAAGTCACAGAGATCCATCAAATCAAACTGCAAGTAATATAATATCATATTTTAATAATGATGGTGTTTTTCCAGAACATTTTGTTTATCAAAATAATGATATAACATTTATTGATAGGAGAAGTATATTACCAAACCCACTTGCTAACCCATACGTTACCTATAAGGGTATGCTTTGGTCAATGTCATTAAGTCCTAATGACAGTAGTAGAGGTTTTTATCCTGACGATGGCACTGCATATTGGAGGATAAAAATTGGTAGAAGTTCCATACTAACACAATCCATTGAACTACATGGAAATACAACAGTTTTTCCAGATTCAACATTAACAACACAAAAATTGATTGTTACAAGAAGTTCACAGGCGACTTGGCCGTATGGTAGTCCGTTATCATGGGATGCTCCTGATGGTTTCTTTGATCCAATAGCAAAAATAGAAGGTTTACAGGCAACTGGTTCATTATCTGGTTCATTCAGAGGAATTGGATCCGGTTCATTTAGTGGATCGTTTCTTGGAACTGGTTCATACTACGGTTCAGGTAGTAGATCATTTACCGGTATCGGTAGTTCATCATTTCTTGGAATATCTTCTCCAGGAACAGCTTCTTTTCAAGGATTGGTTTCTTCTGGATCTTATGTTCAAATCTATACCGCAAGTTCCACTCTTATTCAAGGCGGTGGTTGGATTTGTCCATCTTGGGCACAAAAAGTAACTGTTATATGTATTGGTGGCGGAGGTGCAGGTGGTGCGGGTGCAGTTACAACTGGAGCCGATACTACTTTATGGAAAACAGGTGGCAGTGGTGGTAATGGTGGGTCTGTTGCAATTGGTGAATATGCTGCAAGTATATTTCAAGTAGGTAAACGGTATGATGTAACTGTTGGTCCAGGTGGCGTAAATACAGCTGGTTTAAATGACGCTATTGATAACCCTGTATTGCGAAATGGTGGTCAAAGTACATTTGTGTATTCAACAGAAGTAACGTACCGCCATCCAGTTCTTATTGCACCTGGTGGTGCAGGGGGAAGACGCGGATTTACAAACAGCAGTATCACTGATATAAGAACTGCATATGTGATTACTAACTCGCCATTTTATGGTCCATCTCGAAATCTTCAAGTTGGGGGTATAGGGGGATTTGGTGCAGTTTCTGGTTCCGCCAATGGTGTAAATAGTGGAGTAAACCATTCAGATGGATTTTTAAATCTTTCACTGTATAATAGTCTAAATGATAATGCTGGATCAGCGGCATCACAAGTTTGTATTTCCTTGGATGCATTTGATATTCCACACCCGTCTTCCATTACCATTTCTGCAAACAATGCTTATGGTGGTGCAAGACCATCTAATCTTAATATGTTATGTCAATATGGTCCATCATTAGCCCCAACAGGTGGCGGTGGTGGATCTGGATATTCGAGAACCACAAATGCCACTCATAGAGGTGGACGTGGTGGTAATAATTTAGAGTTTAGACCATCCCGTACAACCACTAATACAGCAGGTCTTCAAAATGTATTTGGATTAAGTATTGGTGTTACTACTGGCCAGTTATATTCAACCCCTCCACCAGCTACTACACTAAATATGCCATATTGGCAAACATTTATTGGAGACGGCGGTAGAGGTGGTAGTACATCAGATAATTACGCTGCATCTGATGGAGCTAATTTTGGTGGTGGTGGTGGTGGAGGACGTGCTTTAATAAATGCATCAAATACTGATACAAGACGTTTAGGTGGAAATGGTGGTAATGGTGTTGTCATAATTATTTCGGAGGCATAATGTGGCTAAATATTTAGTTAGAGAAATAACATCTGGATTATTATACAATATCATACTTTGGGATGGTACACCTGAAGAATGGAACACATCAAGTGGTTACACTCTTGATTATTTAAGTGAATCATCATCATTTGAATTAACAGAAAATAATCCAAATTTTCCAAGTTTTCTTAATGTATTTTCAGCATCGTATAATCCAGATTTAGAGTTAAAACCACACACTGGAACATTCACTGGATCATTCACGGGATCACTTGATGCAACCGGTTCACTCACTGGATCATTAACTGGTTCATTCAATGACTATTCTGGATCATTGGGTTGGTTAGATAATTTTGCCAGTTCATCAAATTCTGGCTCATTTAGTGGTTCATTCACTGGTTCATTTAGTGGTTCTTTATCTGGTTCCCTTTCTGGATCATTAACAGGTTCATTCAATGGTTGGTCTGGATCATTAGATTGGATTGGTAATTTTCCAACCGCTTCATATCGAACAGGATCATTCACCGGTTCATTCACGGGATCACTACAAGGAACTGCAAGTTTTTCATCAACTGCTTCTTATGTAAATACACTTAATCAAAATGTGAACATAGTTCCACCATCAACTGGAACAAATACTGCAATATATGTATCTGGATCAAATACTGTTGGTGGTTCACAATATATTGATTTCTTACGGGTATCTAATTCCACAAATCCTGTTGTAGCTCCAAATAAGACATTTAGATTAGATAATACAGGAACAATTCAAGTAGTCGATAGTGCTTATGGTAATATTATATGGTCACTTACTGACACTGGAATTGTTAAAATACCAAGTGCTGCTGGTAAATTAACACAATTAAAGGCAACCGGAAGTGTAATAAGTTTTAATAATGATGGTGGTCAGATATTTGATGATGGTAATTTCCACATTCATAGTTTGAATCCGGATGGTTCTTTTTGGTTAAATGCATCTGGTTCTGGTAAATTGATAATAAATGCACAAACTGGTGCAACTGGTGGTGTTCTAATTGGAACAGATACACAATCCGGATATGTTACAATAAATGGTAGTGTAGATGCATCCTATACTTATGCTTATTTAACACCAGCAGTTGCTGCACCATATACTGGAACATCTTTTGGTACAAATCCATATTCATTGACTGCAAATTCTCGTATTCAAGCATCTGAATTTAATGCAACATCCGATGAAAGACTTAAAAATATATTGGGTAATATAAAATTGGCGGATGCAATTAGATTCGTTAAAGGGGTTAATGCGATTCAATTTACTTGGAAAGATGAATTGGATAAGGGAATTAAAACTGGATATTCTGCCCAACAACTGATAAAAACTGGATTTGAACATTTAGTTGGTGCTGTTCCTAAACCAGGATTGGAAGAAACGATAGATGATGACGGATTCATTTCTCCAAAAGATACACAACTTGTAGTTAATAATGACCAAATAACACCGTATCATACACTATTGATACAACATCTTTTAGAAAGAATAGAAATTTTAGAAAAAAAGTTGTTAGATTCAAATAATTGATATTTATATTGGAACTAACGAGAGAGAATAATTGCCAAGTACACAAAGAGACCTGACCAATCTATTTGTTTCTGAGTCTTATTATAGATTACTTCAAACTGATCCTGTTGATGATTCAACACTTCTTGACGGAACTGGATCTCTTGTTACGTTATTGGCTGTATCTGGAACAGTAGATGCATTCTATTTGAAAGGAGATGGATCACAAATAACGAATCTTTCAGCTGCATCTATGCCAGCTGGAACTGTATCGTCATCCATTCAAACACTTTCACATCTTTCGGGAACAAATATAGTATCAAGTTCTACACAAAGAAGTGTGTTAGGACTTGCAGCCACAGACTCGCCAACATTTAACAACCTTACTCTAACCGGTGATTTAACCGCTAGACAGTTAATAATATCTTCATCCGTAATAAATGTAACTCAATCTTTTAGTAGTGGTTCAAACATATTCGGAAACGATATGTTAGACACACATCAATTTACAGGATCTGTTTATGTAACTGGATCCGTATATGGAAAATTCGTTGGTGACGGTAGTGGTCTTACAAATCTTGTTGCTGCCGGAACAATATCATCATCACAACAAATTCAAAATTTTGGTTTTATCACTTCAAGTAATTGGGATGAGATTGTAAACAAACCAAACGGTATTGTATCGAGTTCAATTCAAATATTAGGTGGAACTGGAATAATATCTTCTTCCAATCAAAGAAGTTCTATCGGATTGGGAACATCAGATAATGTTGTTTTCGGAAATATATCCGGTAGTAATTTGACAATTGATGGTAATGCATTTATAGATGGAACGCTTACTGCTAGAACTTATGTAATATCGTCATCAGTTGTTGATATACAAACCATAAAGGCATCTGGATCAACAGAATTTGGTAATACGATAGACGATACACACCAATTTACTGGTTCATTGTTTTTAAGTGGTTCATTAACATCACAAGGAACTGTCACTGCACCACTTTTTAGTGGTATTTTTGACGGTGGAGTTATCTCATCATCACAACAAATTCAAGATTTAGGATTTGTTACGAGCGGTGAATTGAGTGGTAGCGTTTATTGGAACAATATATTAAATAAACCCTCTGGTTTAGTATCTGGTTCAATACAAACACTTGAACATTTATTTGGGACAAATATAATATCCGGTTCCGGTCAAAGAAGTGTATTGGGTTTGGGTGAAAGTGATTCACCAAGATTTAATACATTATATGCAACAAATGCTAATTTTGACGGCAATCTCCTTGTTGGTGGAACAATAACTGCAAGAACTTATGTAATATCTTCTTCGGTAGTTAATTATGAAACTCTGAACATATCTGGTTCATCACTTTTCGGAAATAGTTTAGATGACAGACACCAATTTACTGGTAGTTTATTTGTAACTGGTTCATCGTTTAATTGGAATGGTATTCCATTATTGGTATCATCACAAACAAGTTCAATGTCAGTTGCAACTGCATCTTATGCATTAACTGCATCATATGCTCTTAATGCATCCATTGCAACCGGTAGTTTTGCAACCACTGGATCAAATGAGTTCAAGGGTGATCAGAAAATCACCGGTTCATTGAATGTTAGTGGTAGCACAAATATTGATGGTGATGTAACATTTTCTGGTGACTTACTCGTATTCACTGGATCTGCATATATTAGTGGAAGTGTTAATATAGACGGTAAACTGGTATTACCAAGTACAAATCAATTACCAGCACTTGATTCAACAGGAAGTTTGTTGATTTCCGGAAGTAACTTATATTTATTTATATGAAAAAAATTTTTTCAATTTGGAGAATTAAATGGCAACGTGGAAAAAACTCATAGTATCGGGTAGTGTAGCCGAACTTACATCGGTGAGTGCATCGGTTGGTGTATTAGTCGGTACTAATCAACAAATACAAACAACACAAGCTGCAACTCGATTAACGGGTTCTTTTACAGGATCATTTACAGGTGATGGTAGTGGATTAACAAATGTAACTGCAACCGCAACATTTCCTGCAATTAGTTTATCCGATTTAACATCCGCTCACAAATTTTTTACAAATAACGGAACGGATAACACATTTACTACTTACAGTGAATTATTATCAGACCTTGCTGGAAGTGGTATATCAGTAGAGGGTTCAGACAGTCTTTCTGTTAATTCTGGTTCATTGCAAACATTTTTTAATTCATCATCTTATGCTGGTGTAAGTGGTGATATTTTAATCAATGCATCAACTGGTGTTGCAACTATACAAGCAAATTCGGTTGCTCTTGGAACTGATACAACTGGTGATTATGTTACTAGCGTTTCTGCTTCTGGTGCTCTTGTATCAAGTGCAACTAGCGGTGAAGGTAGTACACCAAATATTACTTTGAATACATCATCAACAACATTTACAACTGGCGTTGTTTCTGCTCTTCCTGCTGGAACAGTTAGTGGTTCATCGCTTTCACCTAATGGTCAAGGTAATGTAACATTAACCACCAATGGTGTTGCACAAAATGTTGATTTAGGATTAGAAACAGGAGACAGTCCTCAATTTGTTGGATTGACACTTACTGGCGATATTGCAGTTAATGGTGGAGACATTACAACATCAGCTACAACATTAAATGTTGCTACAACAAACGCAACAACAATCAATGTTGGTACTACTGGTGCTACTGCAGTTAATATAGGTAATGGTTCATCAACAACAACTGTAAATAATAAACTTGTTGTTAGTGGTGATTTGGTTGTAAATGGAATATCAACTGTATTAGATACAACAACTTTAACGATTGAGGATAAATGGGCATTATTTGCATCTGGTTCAGACACAAACACCGATGGTGGTATTGTAGTTCAACAAGCAGCTTCTACTGGATATGCTCTTGGTGTTGATGCTTCCGCAGACCGTTGGGCACTTCAAAATAATTTGGATCCAACACAAAATACTCCAACATCAATTTCTCCCGATGCCTTTATGGGTGTAATACAAGAAGGAACTGCAAACCCATCATCAAATCCAGTCTACGGTGGTGCAAATGGAAACGGTACGGTTTTTGTAAACACCAATAACGGTGAAATTTGGATATATTCTTAAAATTTTGTATATTTGTTATGAGAAAAATAATAGGTTTTATCATGGGTTTAGTTAAAAAAGAAAATAATGAAAATAATCCGATACCTCCAATTCCTCCTTTTTCCAAGGAGGAATTGGAATTTTTATTGAAACTGGTGTCTGATTGCACATTTAAGGGGAAAGAAGTTCAAGTTGTATATGACCTTGTTTACAAACTTCAACAGTTATATCTAAAATGAGTTTGAAAATATTGAATAATAACGGTAATGGTGGTTTGATGATTTCCAATACTGGTGCAAATGGATCATTTTCATTAAAAAATAGTGTTGGTTTAGTTACATCACCCGATATAGTTACAGATGGTCTCACATTAAGATTAGATGCTTCAAAAACGGAATCTTATGATGGAGATGGTGATACTTGGTATGATTTGGCTGGAACACAACAAAACATTACTCTTGTAAACTCACCTTTCTATTCATATCCAATTGGTATACCAGGAGCCTTCACATTTAATGGTTTAATCCACAGAGGTATTGGAACGGGTGCAGTTTTAACAACGTCTTCGTATACCAAATCCATTTGGTTTCGATACTTCAATTTCCAAGATAATAATTTAATCAGTAGTGCAAATGGTGGTCATTTTATGTATATGAATGGTGAGGATAAAATATATTGTGGGCATTCAAACTGGCCAAATTATACTGCATATCCATCAACTGGAACATTTACAAACGGCATCTGGTATAATGTTACTTTAACATTCAATACAACAGATGGTATGACGTTATACATTAACGGTTATCAAGATAGCACATACACTTCAAACAAAGATCCTCATAATGGGGATAGTTCTGTAAATATAGCATCATTTGGTGACGGTAATTTGTTCAGCGGTCAAATTTCAAAAGTCTATTGTTACAATAGAAGTATAACTGCTTCGGAAGTATTGCATAATTACAATATTGATAAAGCAGAATTTGGATTCTAGATAATTACCAAACTATCATAAAACTACATATTTATTGGTATTGATATAAACTGTGGAGTTCTATTTTGTCTAATTGGAAAAAAATTGTAGTAAGTGGTAGTGGAGCACATCTATCGTCTGTAACTGCTTCCAATGGTAGTGTAATATCGGGTTCACTTACCATGAGTGGATCCATAAATAATGTTGATCACCTTAATTTTTATACAACATCATCTGCTGCTACTGCAACCGGTAGATTGGTTTGGAATGATGGTGATGGAACTCTTGATTTGGGATTGAAAGGTGGAACACTTGCATTACAATTAGGACAAGATTCGTTTGCTAGAGTTTACAATGCAGAAGCAACAACACTCAATAAAGGGGAAATAGTTTACATATCCGGTTCACAGGGCAACAGAATTTCTGTAAAAAGAGCTGATAGTGATATTGAAGCGGGATCAGCAAATACTCTTGGTATGGTTTCGGAAAACATATCATCTGGTGCAGAGGGATTTGTTTTTACAAGTGGTATTGTTAATGGATTAAATACTAATGGTTTGACTGCAGGTGCTACTCTTTATTTAAGTTCTTCTGGACAATACACACAAATACCACCAGTTGCACCAAAACATACAGTAATTATTGGTTTTGTTGAAAGGGTTCATGCAACAGTTGGATCCATTTTCGTAAAAGTTAATAATGGTTATGAATTGGGTGAACTTCACAATGTATTAACAAATGGTGCCAATTACGGTGACTTCTTAATGTATAGTGCAAGTGTATGGACACATTCAAAACAATTATCTGGCTCTTATGGATTAACTGGTTCACTTCAAGCAACATCATTCACCGGTTCACTTCAAGGAACTGCAACAACCGCATCATATGTTCTTAATGCAGTTAGTTCATCATTCGCAACAACTGCTTCGTATGTATTGGGCGGTGGTGGTGTTTCCGATGGTGATAAGGGAGATATTACCGTTTCATCAGGTGGATCTACTTGGACTATTGATAATGATGTGGTTACTTATGCAAAAATGCAAAATATAACACCTGGTATTCTTGGTAGAAACATTGCAGGAACAGGTGATATATCAACAATAACCGCATTAACCGATTATCATGTTCTTCAATGGATTTCAGGTATACCATCCTGGAGTCCAGTTACAACAAACAACATTTTAATAAACAATAATAATCGTATAATTGGTAAAGGGACAGGTACAGCTGCAGAATTATCATTAGGAAACGGTCTTGCAATAACAGGAACAACATTATTTGTTACTTCATCGGCATTTACTGGTTCATTACAAGGAAGTGCATCATATGCTTTAACTGCATCTGGTGTTTCCATAAGTGGTCCAACAACCGGTTTAACATCATATTACGGTAATGGAACACATTATATGTTGGTCTATAATGGAACCACTAACAATATAACTGGATCTGACATAATTACGATAAATCCAGATAATGAAACACTTGATGTACAAGTTGGAATTGAGATGCAGGGTGGTGCCTCAATAACTACATCCGGTACAATATATGCAAATAATGGGTTTTATGTTGGTGGCAATGGTTGGACTGGAACTAACATATCAGCAACTGCATCATACGCCGCAACTGCATCTCGTGTTAGCACACTCAATCAAAATGTAACTGTATCTGGATCTGTTTTCCTATCTGGTTCCCTACATACTCCGGTTTTTGTAGATTATGAAGAAAAATATACAACGATAAATCATTCTTCTGCCGGTGGTATAACGTATAATTTATCTAATGGAAATATATTTTATGTAAATCAAAGTGCTAATATCACCAGTACAACCATAACCAATCCACCAACTGCTACTAATCTCGGTAGTTTCACGGTAATACTTGATAGTGGTACAACATATACTGTTGCTTGGCCTGCATCTGTAAAATGGCCAGTTGGAGGTGCTCCTCTTTTAGAAGGTCCTGCTGTAAATATTGTTAGTTTTATTACGCCGAATGGTGGAACCGATTGGTATGGATTTGTAGGTGGTCTTGGATATTAAAATTAAAGGTTAATTATGATAAAGGATATAATAGTAGCTGCACAAAAAACACCGCCTGTTCCTCCAGTTTATCTTAATGAACTGTGGGGTATGGGTCAAAATTCACTATATTCACTCGGACTTAATGATGGATTAGATAGATCATCACCAGTTCAAGTTGGAACTGATACTAATTGGAGTAGTATATCAAGTGGTCAAACATCTTTTGCAATAAAAACAGATGGAACTCTTTGGTCATGGGGTGCGAATTCATTTTCGGAAGGTGGAGATATGGGAGTTGGTGATACAATAAACCGTTCTTCTCCGGTTCAAATCGGAACACATACTAATTGGAAAACTGTAACAAGTAAACTTGCACTTAAAACAGATGGCACACTCTGGAGTTGGGGTAGAAATGATTTTGGACAAGTCGGATTAGGAGATACGGTAGTACGATCATCACCAGTTCAAATCGGAACTGATACTAATTGGGCAGAAATAAATAACATTTTTTACAATCTTTCTAACGCTGCTATTAAAACAGATGGCACACTCTGGGTTTGGGGATATAATGACGGTCAAATGCTTGGACTAACACGGGATAATGCAACATTTGCCACAATAGATTCCGATTTAGATTATACATATATCAATAGAAGTTTTACCATGGTTTCAATGGGAAAAACTGTTTCGTATGCTATTGGTTTTGACGGGACTCTTTGGGGATGGGGTAGTAATGTAAATCGCGAAATAGGCGATGGGACGACTACTAATAGATCTGTGCCTACACAAGTAGGAATTGATACAAATTGGTCGAAAGTTATAGCTGGGAAAAGCATAATAGGTCCTTCAAATTTTCATAATTTTGCAATAAAAACAGATGGGACTCTTTGGGGGTGGGGTAGTAATAGTGTTGGACAACTTGGATTGTTAGATATCGCATTCAGATCAATTCCAACACAAATTGGTCCAGATACAAATTGGTCAAAAGTTTCTGCTGGAACTTCATTTACTATTGCAATAAAAACAGATGGAACACTTTGGTCATGGGGTTCTAATACAAATGGAACATTAGGTTTATTAACAACGGCCACTGCAAACAGATCATCACCTGTTCAGATTGGAACTAGATCTGACTGGACACAAATTTCTTCTGGAACATCACATACTATTGCAATTAGATCAGACGGAACTCTATGGGCTTGGGGTAATGGATCATTTAGACAATTAGGCATTACAACCGCCTTTACTGGAAATAGATCATCACCAACTCAAGTTGGTGTTAGATCCGATTGGACACAAATTGCTGCTGGGTATTCGCATTCGATGGCCATATCATCAAATGGAACACTTTGGTCTTGGGGTGGAAACGCTACTGGACAACTTGGAATTGGAGTAATAACTGGTAGATCTTCTCCAGTTCAAGTTGGAACTAGATCCGATTGGACACAGATAGATGCTAACAGAATTGTTTCATCTGCATTGAGATCTGATGGAACACTTTGGTCTTGGGGTGATAACACCTATGGTAATTTAGGTCTGGGTGTTTATACCAATAGATCATCACCAACACAAGTTGGAACATTAAATACATGGGCATCTGCATCATCAATAGGATTATTCCATTCTGGAGTTATAGATAATACTGGAATAGTATACACTACAGGTTATTTCACAACCGCTACAGATACAAATAATCTTGCAATGGGAAGACGTTCTACTGATTTAATAAATAGATCATCACCCGTTCAACTTGGAAATGATACAAATTGGAGCAAAATTTTTGCAGGTGGTGTTTTACAAAGAACTGATGGATCAGTTTGGGGTATACGATCATCACCCGTTCAACTCGGAACTGAAACAAATTGGGCTAGTGTAACTTCGCAATATGGAGATTACACTGTAAACTGGGGTATAAAAACAGACGGAACACTTTGGAGATGGAATATAAATACATATTCACAAGTTGGAACTGATTCCGATTGGAAAACCTTAACAAGTCCAGACAGTGGAAATGTTACTTTTACCAAAACAGATGGAACGCTTTGGTTTTGGGGAATGAATAATGTTGGTCAAGGTGGATTTGGTGATACGATTTACAGATCATCACCAACACAAGTTGGAACATTGAATACATGGGTATCTGCATCTGATTATGGTGTAATAACTCATTTAATAAAAAGATATACTTAAATTTGCTTATTACGAATAAATTTTGTATATTTGTTAGTTACATATAAAAATAAAAAGGTTTTGATATGAATGATAAAGAAATGCACCCATTAGATATTGCATTGAAGTATGCTATAGATGGAAAACCAGAAATAAGTGAAAAAATTTTACGAGAACAACCACAGGATGATTTGAGGGTTCTTTTTAATTTGGGATGGCATGAAATGCGTCATGGTAATATGATGAAAGCGTTTGAACATCTAAATTATGGTAGATTTATCAACACATTTGGTCTTCCTGCACTTTCTGGAAAGATTTGGAAAGACGAACCACTTGAAAATAAAACATTGCTTTTTAGATGTGAAGGTGGATTTGGTGATCAAATAATGAATTTTCGTTTTGCTAAAAGATTTCAAGAAATGGGTGCTAGAGTTTTAGTATCATGTGCATCCGAATTGAAACCTTTATTTTCAAGACATGGATTTATTTGTGTTGATAATGAGGTTATTATGTGTGCACATTATGATTATTGGGTTCCTGCTATGTCTGCTCCATATGTTCTTGGAATGGAATATGATGATTTGGATGGTTCTCCTTTTATTTTCCCAACAGAATCAAGAAAATTATTCTCAAAACCGAATAATATTAAAGTTGGCATCCGTTGGAGTGGTTCTCCAGAATTTGAAGACGAACAACACCGAAGATTTCCACCAGAATTGATGATTGGTCTTCACGATATTCCGAATACAACGTTTTATTCATTGCAAAGAGATGAAAATCTTGTAGACGGATTACCGTTTGGTGATATGCGTGAACAAATGAAAAGTTGGGATGAAACTGCTAATATAATTGCTGGTTGTGATTTGATAATAACATCATGTACATCAGTTGCTCACCTATCAGGAGCTATCGGAAAACCAACATGGGTAGTTACACCTATCATGCCATATTACACATGGGTTGTTCCTGGTGATACATCTAATTGGTATGATTCTGTAAAATTATTTAGACAAGAAAAATATGGTGAATGGGATGCACCATTCACAAAAATTCGGGAAGAACTTACTAAACTAGCAGAAGGTTATGTTAAATAATGAATACGAATAAATTGAGTTTAGATATTGTTTTAAGAACACATAGTTTTATAGATATTCATGCAAATCCAACTCCAAGATACTGTGGTGTTGATAAAACAACATTGGTTATCAAATGTGTAAAATCATTGGTTCAGTCTGCGGAACAATATGACGGAAAAATTCATTTTGTTTGGTTTGATGATCATTCATCACAAAAACTGATAGATTCATTACATGAAATTTTCAAAACATCAAGACATACTTATGAATTTAATCCATTAGAATTACGTGGATGGAACTCCTCTGGTCATGCTCAATTCGATAGAGGTCGTTCATCTACTGCAGATTTGGTTTATTTTGTTGAAGATGACTACCTACACTATCCAACATCAATAGTTGAAATGGTGGATGCATACTCAACATTTAAGAAAAATTTAGGATCAGAAGTTGCAATTCATCCATACGATGATCCAGATAATTACATGGCAAAGTTTATAGATGAATCAAGAATTGTTCTTGGTAAAAATAGACATTGGAGAACAAACAAATATGCTACTTTTACTTTTATGTGTAATCCAGAAATTGTCCGTAAATTTTGGAGTAGATTTTACACTTGTGCAACAGAATATATGACCGAATGGGGTGAGGCAAATCAAATTCAAGAGGGAACTACAATCAATCACATTTGGCGTTGGGAAATGACTCTTTTCACTCCAATACCATCACTTGCATTGCATATGGGATATGAAAGACAACTTGATCCATATATTGATTGGAAAAAACTATGGGATTCGGTTGTGTAATGATATTTATTTGTATGTAAATGAATTTAGGAATGTTTGATGAAATATGCATTAGTAGAAGACGGTGTAGTAAAAGAAAGTAATAGAGTGTTGCCAAGGAATTGGAAAAACATTTCAAATTTTTATTTACTAGATCAAGAAACATTAAAATCATATGGTTGGTTTCCATATAGATTTGAACCCGCATCTATTCCAGAAAACGGTATTCCCGATGGAAGTTTACACCAAATAACCGAAGAAGAAGTTATTGAAATACAAACGTATAGAATAAAAACAGAGTTAGAAATTGAAATCGAATTAAACAGTAAATGGTCTCAAATTCGTTTCCAAAGAAACAAATTATTATTAGAATGTGATTGGACACAATTAGTCGATACACAATTAACATCGGAAAAAAAGATAGAGTGGCAAACGTATCGTCAATTACTTCGTGATGTCACATTACAATCTGATCCTTACAATATAATTTGGCCAGACGAACCGGAAATATAAAATGAATAACAAAATTCTCAAATTGATAAAGGAAATGAATCTTACCATATTCAATGAAAATGAATTAGTGGACAAGGATATTGTTGTTCTGTATCCTGGTAAATTTCAACCGATGGCAATTTATCATCGTGAAGAATATGAAAGAATTTGCCGTAAGTTCGATAAAGATAATGTAATTATTGTTACAAACGATACTACAGATCCAATAGAAAAACCATTAACATATGATGAAAAGTTTGCAATAATGCGTCGTCATAATGTTAAACATATTCAAAAGTCAAATACACCATTCCATGCAACTGATGTAATCGAACAATTTGATGATGACGCTACTGTTGTAATTTATGCAGTTGATAAAGACGATGTATCTAAATTAAAAGATTACAAGAGATTGATGAAGTGGAATGGTAGTAGTCATTTGCCTTACAAAGATATTCAGAATCCTTATGTTTATTATATGATAGTAAATCATGTTCGATATGATATTCCATCCTTTGGCGAAATGAACTCTAAATCAATTCAAACGGCATTAAGTGATAGAGAAGCAAAATTATCTGAATTGAAATCTCGTTTCATTTCTATATTTGGTTGGTTTGATGTTGAGATATTTAACATGGTTGTTTCTAAATTTAATACCAAACGTGGTAAAATGAAAGAGAGTAAAAAGGATAAAAATGGTTTAAGACCATTACATATGATAACAAGAAAATTTTGGAATAAAGTTTACAATGAAATAATAAAATAAAAGGTTATGTTATGGATATTAAAATTGAAAGTCTTGATGATGTTAAGAAACTTCTTGCCGGTGAACATGATAGTCAAAACAAAGTTACCGTTGGATATACCGAAGAAGACAAAGAATCAAATGTTTCAAGAAAAATTGGTGATAAATGGTTTGATTCTGATGGAAATGAATGGGAACAAAGAAATGGCTATACGATAAAACTTGGTAAAGTTTGGCAACAAGAGTTACATGAATATCTAAACTCATTCCCAAATTGTCCAAAAGAAACTTGCACTTGCGGTATACCAAAAAAACTTGATCAAAAAATGAAACGTATTCATGGTATGTGTTTTGATTGTGTAATAGATATGGAACATAAAATTCGTCTCGAAGGAAAATGGGATGAATATGAAAAAATAAAAGTAAAACAAAATGCTCTTGCTTGGTTGAAAGAAGCTGAAAAAGACAAAGATATGATAGCCAGTGAATTATCACGAATGGAATTTACAAATGATTTTGGTGATAATGAAAAATGGAAAACTCCTTTGAATAAGGAAGAACTTTTGAAAAAGATAGAAAACGAGTTTGAAGAATTTACAAATAACTTTATTAAAAAGTTAGAAGAAGATTTGGGAGAAAACATTGAAACCACTTAGTCCTGTTTCAGAAACTTTTAGTGGAATAAGAGGTAGGTTATCATCAAAAAGAATGATGATGTTTTTTTCTTTTCTTGTTATGATATTTATGGCAGTGTTGTCTACTTTTTATGATAAAAAGATAGAACAATTTATATTCGATGGATTTCTTTACATAGTAGTCGGTAGTCTTTTTTCAGTAGCATCAGAACAATTTGCAACTAAATATAGAAAAATAGAAGATACTGATTACTATGAGGAATTGGATGATAATGATATAGTCGATGAAAAACCTATTCGTAAACGGAGAAATAGATGAAAAGCATAATTGTTGAAAGAGCAGTTCCTACAAATAAAAAACTTTACAATAGTATAAAGGCAAGAATCAGAAGAAAATATAAAGTGTGGCCAAGTGCTTATGCATCTGGTGCACTAGTTAAAGCATATAAGGCAGCTGGTGGTGGGTATCGTAATGTAAAAGAAGTTATCAATAACCCATCGTATCAACTTGAAGGATATGCAACTAATTCTTGTGGTAAGATAACAGAATTACATTTTAGTTTACAAGAAAGTGAACCAAACATGATGAATGAGGCTGAATATCGTGGTAGAAAAGTTTCTCTCGGTAAACCGTTCAGAACTCCAGGTGGTCCAAAAAAGTTTTCCGTTTATGTTAAGAAACCAAATGGAAATGTTGTAAAAGTTAATTTTGGTCATAAGGGTGAAGGTGGAAAGAAAACAATGCGAATTAAAAAGAGTAATGCTGCTCGTAGAAAATCATTCCGTGCTCGTCATAATTGCCAATCACCTGGACCAAGACACAAGGCAAGATATTGGTCATGCCGTTTCGGGTGGCCGTCAAGTGGCAAAGGCGCAATAGATAAGACATAATATATGAAACATTATATTTTTAAACTTTCAATTGATAAAGAGATTGGTAAAGTAAATGCCAAGTCAAGTGATTCTATCGCTCAGGCAATATCAAATGCATACGTTTATGCATGCATGAACACTGCTAAAACTGCATTTGGATCAGTTTTTTTGCCACCACTTGGTGATGCAAAAAATGATTTAAAAAAATCAATATTGAATTGTTTAAATGGTGTAAAAAAATGTGAAGATATGAAAAATACTAAACCGTCTTGGACTATAATGGCAGTTGGTATTTTAAATTTTTGGACGAAAATAACTTTTACTCCAGGATTACCGCCACCACCATGTATTGGTCCTGCTCCTGGACCACCGAGTTCATCCGGAACAAAAGTTTTAGGTGGTGATGCAAATAAATTATCCAATAAATTATACGAAATTGCTGGAAAATTCAAAGAAAATTTCGATGAATGGGTAGATTTATTATTCGATGCTCTCGTAGATTTTCACTTAACATTATTTGGTACTTATTTTGGAATCGCAATTGTAGGACTGGCATCAGTTCCATTTCAAGTTCCGTGGGTTGGTATATTTTCAAGTGCAAGTGATTCATCAAAAAATCCACCAGTAGAAAAGGTTAAACCAGATGGCGGTATAGGATCAAAATTAAGTAATATGGTAGAATTTGAAAAAAAATATGAACATGAAATGTTTGAATATGCATTAGTTACTTATTTTAATGGAAGAGTGGTTTGGGAGGGAACAAATTATCAACAAGGATCTATATCGGTTTCAGAAGAAGTTGAAAAAATAGCAGACTGGCGTGTATCAGAGTTAATATTGACTCACAACCACCCAATTCAGATAAAAGAGGATGATGTGATTCTTGCTTTTGGTGGTGCATTTTCACCAGACGATATAATATGTGCAATCGGATATAATTATTACGAATTGCGTGCTGTTGATCAACTTTACAAATACATATTGCAGAGGCCAGGAAAAGGATGGGATGAGTTTGTTCAATCAAAAGGATTGACAACTTATGGTGTTGGAAAATCCGTAGAATCGCGCCCAATGTATCGAATTAAACCGGAAGTTAAACAAAGTATATTTGATCAGTATGATAGAGTTTATGATGATAGACTAAATAGTATAAAATCAGATGAAAGACGTTCTACAAAGTTGATTAAAGAAGTCAATACAATACTAGATGATAATGATATACGGATGATAACTACTCAAGCTACTTCATATGATTTAAAATCAATGGTTTCTCATTTAGATGCAACACACGCTGCAGCAATGGCAGTTTGCAGTAGATTGGGTATACCGTATCAAAGAGTTTTAAGAGGAAAATTTAAATAATAAATATAGAAATTAAGATGGATAAAAAAAATTTTGTAATAATAGACGATTCTGATCATAGAAAAAAAACTATACAAAAACTAAAAGAAACATTCAAAGGTGATTCAGTTAAAATTGATGATAACGAATCTGGTGATAAAAACACATATGTTGTTCCACCAACGGATTACACATTTGCTAAATTTAGTCCATCTGTTGTTACTGTTGATATTGGCATTCCCATAATAAGTGAAGTTGGTGGAAAACAAGTACAACAAGGTTTTATGTTACATGACATACCTGGTTGGAAACAAAGAAATTTTATATGGTCTTTTGCTAACCTAACTTTATACGAACCATCAGGAAAGGCAACCGGAGTATTTGTAAGAAATGGCAGGATAACAAATCCAGATACCGGATATCCATATTATACGATGATAAGTGAAAAAACAGGTAACGGATTTAATAGTTATGTTGTTATGGCAATAATGAAAAACAATACAATACGGATTTATGAAACTAACAAGGAATCTACTGCAGAACAACAGGTATTAAAAGATTTGGGGAATATAAAATATGCGTTTTCAGGAACTGATGTGTTAATACGAAATGGTGGTAAAACGGAATCATCTGCAATACGAAAATTGAAAAAGGATGAAAATAGACCAAAAACATCTATTGGTTTTGATGATACAAATAATTTATTTGTTGCTGTAACAACCTCAAAAACACCGCAAGATTGGATTAGGTGGGGAAACACATTAAAAAAATTAAGTCCAAGAGCAACATGGATTTCTATGGATGGTGGTGGATCTTCTACTATGGTCATAAAAGGAGTTCCAAGACAAGTTGCAGAAGGTAAGACTGGTAGGAAAATTGCAACAATTATTGGTTGGTATGATGTATAAAAAATATTACAGATATTTATGCATATGAATCAATGCACAGAAAATATCGTTAGAGAAATCATCAGAGAATACTTTCGTTCAGTTTTGATTGAAGGCAAAAAACCCAGTGGTGGATTAACCGGTTGGTTTAGAGAAAAATGGGTAGATATTTCTCGTAAGAAAAAAAGTGGTGGTCATCCCCCATGTGGCGCTTCTGCTGGTAGTAAAGCCAGAAAGGGTGGTAAGAGAGCATATCCAAAATGTGTTCCGGCATCCAAAGCCGCTTCAATGTCATCAAAACAAAAAAGAAGTGCCGTAACACGAAAGAGAAAAAAAGGTGCTACCGGTCGTGGTAGAGCAAAAATGGTTTCAACGTATACAAAGGATTAAAAATGGAAAATGTTTTGGAAAAAAGAATTGGCAACTACATAAAAATTTTTGCCATTTCTGTATTTGCAATACTTTTTGTTTATGTAGTTTATGACAACAATCGTTCAAAAGAACAAATGAAGTCTTCAACAAAAACAAAAGATAGTTTGGAGGCATTGATAAACAAATATCAATATGATTATATTGAATTGAAAAAACGTGCGGACATAATGGATTCTATATTGAATGTAAAAAAAGATAATCTAGAAGATGTTAAAAAATCTTTCAATAAAAAAAGAAAACCTATCATAAAAAATTCAAATGATGCAATTAAGTATATCAACAAATTTTTAAGTGAGTGATTATGAAATATGTTTTTGCTTTAATATTTTTGACCTCAAATTTGGTTGCTACAGAGAAAGATTCAGTTTACTGTTTCAATAAAACGGAAATAACTTTACTGGCAAATAAAATTCAACTAATTAGAGATTCAGTTGATTATTTAAAAACGGTGGTTGATGCACAAGATACTGTAATAGACTTATATCAATCTCGGTCTGATATGTTTCTCAAACAACTAAGAAACCGTGATCAAGTTATTGATGCTTGTCAAAAAAGAAGCAAAGAACTTGAAAAGATAAATGAAGAATTACAACCACGTTGGTATGATAATAAATTTCTGTGGTTCTTAACCGGAGCCGCTTCCGTCTTAGGAATAGTGTTGGTAGTTCAATGAGTCAATCGAATAAAAATCTTAAAGACATAATCAAAGAGGAATTTGCTAAGTGTGCAAGTAATCCTGTATATTTTATGAAAAGGTATGCAAAGATTCAACACCCAACTCGTGGCAAAATACTATTTGAATTATATCCATTCCAAGAAGATGTTGTAAAAGAATTTAACAATAATCGATGGAATATAGTTCTTAAATCTCGTCAGTTGGGTATATCCACACTTATTGCTGGTTATTCTCTTTGGTTGATGTTATTTAATCAAGATAAAAACATTCTTGTTATTGCAACGAAACAGGAGACTGCGAAGAACTTGGTTACAAAAGTTCGTGTTATGTATGACAATCTTCCAAGTTGGTTAAAGACCGGCGTTCAAGAAGATAATAAATTGTCACTTCGTTTTAGGAATGGTTCACAAATTAAAGCCGTTTCTGCTGCCGCTGACTCTGCTCGTTCTGAGGCACTTTCACTTCTGATTATAGATGAGGCCGCTTTTATTGATGACATAGATAAAATATGGGCATCTGCACAACAAACACTTGCAACTGGTGGTACGGCAATTATCAATTCTACACCAAATGGTGTTGGTAACTTTTACCATAAACAATGGGTAAAAGCAACACTAAAAGAAAGTGCATTCAATCCAATAGAATTATTATGGCAAGTCCATCCAGACCGTGATCAATCGTGGAGAGACGAACAAGATGCTCTTCTCGGACCAGATTTGGCAAAACAAGAATGTGATGGAAACTTTCTTGCATCCGGTCGTTCTGTGATTGATGGTGAATTAGTTCAATGGTATAGAGAAACTTATGTTTGTGAACCGAAAGAAAAACGTGGTGCAGAGGATGCTTAT